ATTTCTGTATTTTCCGTTGTGTGTTAATTTGTCTCTCTGTACGTGTACCATGATTGATGTTCTCTTTAGCGCTCATCCATTCAAGGTTAGAGACCATGTTGTTTGTTTTATCTTCATCAATATGGTTTACTTGCGGTTTGTTTTCTGGGTTTGGTATAAAAGCTTCTGCTACTAAACGGTGCACCCGTCTAAAGTGGGGTTTATTGTTTTTCCATAACATAATGGTACTATACCCATCTTTATCACTACGTTGTTTTAATCGTTTCTGAGTGTTATACACATTGCCGTAAACATCAACATAGTATTTACCTTCAAAACCTTTAATACCTTTAACGTCTTTCCGTTCTTCTCTCATGAGTAATTACCTCCTATATAATATATTATTATCTTAACACATTAAGTAGGAGGTGTCAACTATACAACTTCAATAATTTCGTAGTGGCGGTTCTTACCTCCTAATTTTGTCTTCACGTCCTTAAAAATAGCCCGATTTTTTATTATAAAATCTATCTGCCTCAGTCTGTGATTTAAATGCTCTAGTTTGTTGCGTGCGTAAATCTTTTACTAATATAGGTTTCGGAGCTGGCATAGGGCTTTGTCACCTACCTTTCATTATATATTTTAGTTTAAAAGAAAAAGTCCCCAATACTATTATAGGACAAAACGTGTTGTTTGAGAAACCAGTTTTGGTGCGTGTTATCAGGGAAGTAATTCGTGATAGTGAATCTGTGTAACAATTTGTGTAACCTTTGATATTATTGAAAAGAAACCAGTTTTTAATCGTGTTTTACGAGGGAAAAAACGTGTTTTCAACTTTCGTTTTTAGAAATTCGTTTAAGCGAAAGTCATCACCGATTGTGTTGAGTAAGAATTGGAGGGGGGGCAAAAATTTTTTTATCCCCTCAGATTTTAAAAATCTATCCCCCTAGGTTTCTTACTGACGGAGCCCCCAGCGTTTGCAGGTAGTTAGCCCCTGCGGTGGCGGAATGAAGCGCTGTGTTCTTGCGCGTTGTGGCAAGCGTAACAAATACTTTCTAAATTGTCAAGTGAAAGTCTTTGTTCCCACCCAATATGGGTACGTATGTCGTGCCTATGATGGACCATGTCAGCTATGGTCTTAGTGTTGCTATCTCTTAGACATACTTCACACAATGGTTGTAGTGATAACTTGTTGGCTCTAGTTCTTTTCCATGCACCACTATTATAGAAGTCATTGTACTTCTTATTGTCTGGTGATGTTCTCACTTGGTTGTTGTATGTCTTTGCTTGTTGTCCTTTGTGTTGCTCACAGTATCGCTGTGGTATGTCAACGTATACCCTACAGTGTGATACTGCACACCGCCGTTTAGGCATTAGAAGTTATACAAACCAGTGTGATTAGTTGTATCACCAATCACCATTGATGTCTTACGTTTAGTGTTGACTAAGTCATGTGATGGTTGAGTGATAGATGGTTGAGTAGTATCATATGTAGTACCTTCACTATCTAATGGTTCTACTGCATTGTTAGTGTATGTGTCTAGTGTACCCTCCAGTGTTCTGATGTATGCCACTAGGTCCACCTTGTTGCTCTTTAGTAATTGTTTATCTGTCTTGTTTGATAGTTCGTGTTGCATTACTTATCACCTCGTTTAGTTGCCTTGAATAGTACACTAAACACGATATTAACAATAACTAACCATGCGATTACATTATGACCTGTTGCAAACAATACACCTACAATTACCCATAAGATATAGATGTTCAGCGCTAACAAACCAAGTGCCAAGATGATTGCTAATACAATTGCAATGATGTTTCCTACTTCTTTATTCATTTAAATTCCTCCTAATATCTTTTTGCTTTACTTCTATATTATAGCATACTTATTTGTGCTTTAGGGAATAGATTAATCATTAACCAGTATGAAATGTTCTTCATGTGTTCTTGATGTTCTCGATGTGTTCTCTGTTTAAGTAACCAGTGAGTCCAATCGAGAACACCTATAAACGTTGATAAACCAACATTATTAGCTTATTATATTATAAGTGTTCTCGATGTTCTTCTTATATTCTACTCTATCTGTAGATGAATATAGATAAGAGAGTGTGTGTCTGGTAGGTGAGTAGTAAAAAGACCTCCAATGAAGAACACATTGGTTCAATCCCTTGTGGCTCTAAGGCTGAACCCTGTTCTTCAATGAAGAACACAATCGAGAACACCCACATATTTTTAATTAGTTTCAATAAATTTAAACAAAACTATTGACAATTTACCAAACATGGTTTAGTATATAGACATACAAAACAAATAGGAGGAAATGATATGTACAAAAAGAAAATAAGAAGTAGAAGCTTTGAACAAATTGAATTAAACAAAGAAGAGGTAAGACAATACTTATCTGAACACAATTACAAGATATGTAATGTAGACCACAGAAGATGGATTCCACTTGTAGAGGCATGTAAACATTTCAATGAGTGGTCAGACACAGAAGAAAGAATCACAGTATTTGACTTCACACACGCACTATTTACTATTGCAACACATGATTACAATGTACCAACAAAAGAAACAAGTAAGTTAGTAAATGGTAAGCAACAAAAAGTATTAACTAATATTTATATCAAACCAACATTTAAGGAGGAACAATAATGATTAAACGTGAAGCATTAAAGTTCTATTCACAAGAGGAGTTCAACGACTATCTAAGTCAACTAAATGATGATACAAAGATATTACATTACAATGTACTTGAAGATGCGCATTACATTATTACTGAACGTGAACTGTCAAATGATGAAGCTAAAGATTTTAAGATGAAGCAACTTAGAAAAGATATTGCAAAATGCAACGCACACTGGGAAAAAGTAATTAAAGATTATGAAAGAGCAATTCACAATTACAATCTAGCATTAAACCATGAGATGGCTAACTTGTATATGCAACGTAGAGAAGAAGCCATAGAAGCATACAACGAAGAACAAATAAAATTGGCAAATAAGCTTGACAAACTAGTTAAGTTAGACTATACTGGTTTCATAAGATGAAGGAGGAAAACAAAATGACATTCAAAAAAGGCGATAAGGTGAAATACACGGATAGTTTTTGGTTTGATGAATTAGGAAGAATCGAAGGCGAACAACCAAATACTAGAGTGTTTACAGTGGAATGGGCTTCTGAAACAGTATTACGATTAGCGGGCTTTACTTATACATTCGAACCAAAATATTTTTAAAAAGTGGAAAAATAGGAGGAACAGTTAAATGACAAAATATGTAGAGGTAACAAAATTAATTGATTGGTCACGTGACCCAGAACTATTAGAAGTTGGTAAAGTGTACAAAGTAGACGTAGAGTATAAAGAATCATTATATATCAAAGGTGTATCAATTTATGTTAATGAAAATGAACCATCATATTACTTAAGTTCAGACCAATTCAAATATGTTGAACAAAACGAGGAGGAAAAAGAAGTACCTACATTGGAAGCAAAAGCAGATGTGAAAGAAGTTATCCAAGCTAAGATTGATGCACTTACAACAGAAGCAGAACGATTATTTACAAAACGTGACCGTTTGGAGCAACAAGCCATTAACTTAAACAAAAAGGCACAAAAACTTAAAGAAGTTATTGAAACTATCAAAGAATTTGAATAAAACACTTGACACCTACTATATATGATGGTATAGTAGGTGTATAAGATAACAATAAACAAATTGGAGGAATTAACAATAAAACAACTATTTAAAGACAATTTCACAAGTGAACAAATGGAAGAGATTTACGTTGGCTGGTAGAATGAAGGTATTTTATATGGCTGGGAAAATGGAGAAGCTATGGAAGTTAAGGTATTGTTGGAAAAGTATGGTTACAACTTAGACAGTATTGAAGTAATGAACAACGCATTTGAAACACTAGAATGGTTAGTTTAGGAGGTAGATGAATAATGAAAGAATATGAGATTATATACAGGAAAAAATGGGAAGATTATCCAGAATTTGAACAAGTGTTCGCAGAAGTTGACTATGATGCAGTAGTAGAGTTTTTCAAATATTGTAAAGAAACAAAAGGATATGCACCAAGTGATATTGAAATTATTAAATTGGAGGCAGTTTAAAATGGCACTATTTGGTTTAGTATTTGTAACAATTGGAATCTGGGGAACTTACAACATTATCAAGTATATTGAAGATTAGGAGGAACAAGAATGAAAGAATATGAGGTTTTATGGCGCACTAGACGTGATACACTTGTAGAGGTGGAATATGTACATGCGAATACCCATGCTGGTGCAGTTATGAAAGTTTTAGATGAATCATGTTTCAGACCAGAACAAATTGAAATTATACGAGTGGAGGAACAACAATGCTAGGAGATTTTATATTATGGTGTAAAGAGGTATTACGTGAAAACTTTTGCATACATGAGTACGAACCATTTGGCATTTACAAATCATATAATTTGGGCGCACATGAAAAATGCAAAAAATGTGGGAGGTTAAAATGATGACAACCAAAACAAACTATCATATTTGCTTAACAAACAATGAGTATTTCAACTTATACACAGAAGAACCAATTCTTGTAATGTATGAAGAAGCGGTTGAAAATGATGAAAAATTATTGAAGTTAGACAAGCCAGAAGATATTGAAATTGATGGAGAAATGCAACCCACATTTATCACCATTCCACTTGATTCAATCCTATATGTATTGGAGGACGCAAGATGAGTAAATTTGAAGCATTTATGATGGCATGTATCGCAGTATGTATGTTAATAGTATTTGGTCTAATACTATTTTGTATTATAATGATTTTATCTGTAATGAAACCAATTGGTTGGATTGCACTAGGTATCGTCGCACTAGTAACATTAGTGTTATGGGTTGGTATATACCTATTTGAGAAACATTATCTAAATTAAATATGTTATGATAAGGGAGAAAGTTAAATAAAACAGTTGACTTTCTCTTTTTTAGATGGTATATTAATGTCATAAGATATTAGGAGGAATAACAATGGTAAATGAATTACAAAAAGTAGAATATGACCAACCAATTGAATTAAGCTTTATCAGCACGCTTGAAAAGACTTTGACACCAAGCAAGCAATATATCAAGGCATTGTCAGAATATGAGAAGGACCACAAAGAGTGGGAAGTTGACTTCAAAAATGGAGATGCGGCTAAGAATGCAGAACCACAACGACCAGAACCAAGTTATGACGGTTTAAACGCAGAAGCCTTGGCAGTTCACATGGCTAAGGTATTACCAGTGCATGCAAGTTCCACAATTGGTTTACCAGTGGTTTATAATCATGACACAAAAATCTATGAGGTATCAGAGGACAACTTAGAAGCTCGTTTATGGCAAAAGCTTTACAATGAGTTTATGATGGTTTATACACCACATTATGCAGAAAATGCAAAGGTGGCTAACCAATTTAGAAATGCAGTCCAAAGAATGGCAAAAAATGCACTTGCTTCTGGTGCTAACTTACCGTTTAATGACAAAATGGACCCAAACAAAATAGCCTTTAAAAATGGAACATACCGCTTTAAAGAGGACACATTAAAACCAACTGTGAAGGAGGACTACCAAACAACAAGAATTGAATATGATTATATTGAGAATCCTAAACACAATATCGTTGCTGAATGGATTGAGTATATTTTAGAAGAGGACGCAAAAACACTTTTCCAATTGATTGGACGTATTTTCTACCGCAACCAAGACCCACAAGCAATGGTATTCGCAACTGGTGAAGGTAGTAACGGTAAATCTCACGTTATGGCATTCATTGAGGAACTAGTAGGAAAATCAAATACAAGTCATGCAACACTAGCCAGCTTATCAGGAAACAATGACAAATTCGCAAGCTCTCAATTATTTGGTAAAATGGTAAATATTGAAACGGATATGCCAGCGCAACATATTAAGCAAACAGGTACACTGAAAACATTATCAGGTAATGACGTTATGAGTGCAGAGTATAAAGGTATTAACAAGTTCACATTTACGAACTACGCACTAATGATTTTCACAACTAATAACATGCCTACGTTTTCAGACACATCACATGGTTTCTTACGTCGTATTATCACACTACCATTTAACAAGACAATGGGAAGAGATAACCCCACAGATTCAATGTGGCTGGAACGTTCAAAGAATTTCACATATGAAGAAAAATCAGAGTTTATAAGCTACTGTTTACAACAATATAGAAATGTACTATTTGGACTAAATGGAGAAACCAAAGGACACTTCTGGACCAGTGATAATGCAAATAAATTGCGTGATGCCTTTATCCAAGGAAATGACACAATGGCTAACTTTATTGACATGAACGAAATTGAGTTCGTGGAAGATGAAAACTCATTTATCCCAACAAATGAATTATTAGAAGCATATAATGATATGTTAGTTAATGAAGGTCTAATGACAGTTTCAGCTCGTAAGTTTGTGCCAGAACTACAACGTAAATCGCAGAATATTGTATTAAACAGAGTTAAAAAACGAGTTAATGGACGTCCACAATATGTATTAACCAATATTAAATGGGCTAACAACTTTACTGAAACAGATAATATTTTTTAAAATAATTTAAAGAAAGTTAAATAAAACAGTTGACTTTCTTTTTTGTTCATGATATACTCAATTCATAAGTTAAGAGGAGGAATTAAACAATGATAACTAAAGAAAATTACGAAAACGTATTACAAAACTTAAACGAAAGATTTGACAAATTAAAAGCTGAAATGATTGAAGCATACGAGAAAGGAGATAACGAAAAAGGACATAGATTAAACGACAGACTAGAAAGCATCTTAGATGCGATCTTACTAACTGAAACGACCTTAGATAAATTTAAATAAAATCAAAAAGGGGCTGACAAGTTCAGCCCCAACTGATATACTAAGTATATAATCAATTAGGAGGAATAAGTAAATGAAACATAAAGGATTAATTATTGGATTGGCAGTAGGATTAAGTTTTTCAGGAAGTACAGCAATGTTGGCAAACAACTTAAACAAGCAGAAATTGAATGAAGCTAAACAAGAATTACACTTATACAAAGAATTGAACGAACGTCAACAAGATATTATTTTAGAATACAAAGTAGTATCAGGAATTGAAGTATCAAGTATCACTCAATCATTAGATAATGAACAATTAATTAACGAATTAGAAAAACGAATTAACAAATTGGAGGATAAATAAAATGAATGAAAATATGGAAGTTTTAACGGCAATTTTAGTGGCAAATTTAGTAGGTATTTTAACAATTGTATTCACAACCTCAAGTGACGCTGGTTTAGTATCTTGGTTAGTATCATTCGCATTAACATTCTTAGCAATTCAAACATTTAAGGAGGATAACTAAAATGAATTTATTACAAGCATATGAAGTGATTGACAGTATTTACCTATTGATTTTAGATTCAGATGGTAAAAAAGCACTGGTAGTTGATACAACCAGTCAAGAATCAGTAGACCAGTTGTTTAAGATGTATGAAGAAGAAACCAAGGTATTAAACATTGCATACAACGATAAATGGAATGCAATTGTATTAGTAGTTTGTGAGGATGGCGAATAATGAAAGAATCAGTGTTTAGCAAGAAAGTAGTAGACTATTTGGAAGCTAAAGGAGCAGTAGTAAACGTCAATACCGCAACCATATATGACCGTGTGGGACGTGCAGACATTGAAGCCTGCTACAGTGGCTATTATATCGCTTTAGAGCTTAAAACAGGCAACTATAAAGCTGATAAATTACAAATAAGATACTTACAAGAAATTAGATGTGCTGGTGGATATGGTATTTTATTAAGAGATTCGCTTGATGATTTAGAGGATCTATTACTTCACTTAGACCAGATGGATAATGGTGTGGAATATCCATACACATATGAACAACCAGATTTGCCAGAAATAAATTATGATGAATTGGAGATTGACTATGATTGAAGAATGGAAAGATATTAAAGGTTATGAGGGTTTATATCAGGTTAGTAACTTAGGTAATGTTTATTCAAATATAACTAAAAAGAAACTAAAAGCAAGAATTAAAATACATTCGTACTTAGGTGTTGTACTATACAATAATGAAGTAGCAAAGCACTACACAATACACCGTTTAGTAGCAGAAGCATTTATCCCAAACCCAGAAAACAAACCACAAGTAAACCATATTGACGAAGATAAAACAAACAACATGGTTCCTAACTTAGAATGGGTAACAGCTAAAGAAAACGCAAACCATGGAACACGTAATAAAAGAATGAGTCATAGAATAAAAGCTATAGATATTGCAACAGGTGAATATAATAACTACAATTCAATACGAGAATGTGGTAGAAAATTAAATATAAGTAGCGGAAATATAAGCAAGCAATTAAATAGAAAAATTAAACATGTTGGAGGTTATGTATTTGAGTATTCCAAATAAAATAGGTAAGATTACTTTATTACCAAATCAAATTGAATCAATTGATAAATGGAAAGAAAAACCTTTTGACTTATCAGATGCTGGTGTTGGTAAGACATATAGCGCATTAGGCGCCTACCTGCAATCTGGGTGCAGTAAGTTATTAGTTATCTGTTTAGCACCTAAAGTTGCTGACTTTGCAGAAGATGGCGCATTGATGAATATTGAAATTACACCATTGAATAGAGGAACAAAGAAAAACAAAGAGTTATTAGGTGAATCAGATAAAGTTGCAATAAGTTTTGAAAGTGTTTGGCGTATCACTGAATTATTGAAGTGGGTTGATAAAGACACATTCATTATCATTGATGAGGCACACAAAGTAGGTGTAACCAGTTCTAAGGTCACCAAGTTTGTAATGAAGTTGACAAAGAAAACTAAATATGTTAGACTGTTAACAGCAACACCAGTGAGTAATGGAAAACTTGAAAATTATTATCCATTGTTATATATGATTAATGTATTCCGCAAACCTAAAAAAGAATTTGAAGAACTATTTGTTATTAAGCAAATGCGCCAAATGGGTTCGCTTAGGTTCATGCAAATTGTTGGTTATCAGAACGAGCATTTATTAAATGATATGATTAATAGTGTTGCGGTACGTTTCACACGTGATAAAGACTATTTCCCAGAAGATTATGTATTAAAGACTAAAAAGCCAGCAATGTACGCTAAATTGAAAAAGAACCGCATGTACAAAGCTGATAATGGTGAAGTGATTGAATTAGATAATAGTAGTAAACTATTTAACGCAATGCGTTGTGTGAGCCATGGTTTCTTATTAGGAATCAATAAACAAGTAAGTAAAGAACCATTTGAACGACTGAACCAGATTCTTGAAACACATAACAACGAACGAGTAGTTATCTTTTATAATTACAATGTTGAACTTGAAATGTTGAAACAATTACTAGACAAATTAAAGCGTCCATATAGTCAATATAATGGCGCCAGCAAGGATTTAAAACATTTCAAAGACAAAGACAACGGTATTGTGTTAGCACACTACAAATCCGCTTCTACAGGTATTAATGACTTTGTTATTGCTAACATTACAGTATTCAATAGTGTACCATTAAGTTCAGTTGATTTAATTCAGTCAAAAGCAAGAACAGATAGGTATAAACAGACAAAGAAACCACTGTATTATTTTATAGTTCCAGATACACCTACAGAAAGAAAGATTTTTGAAACAGTAACAAATGGAAAAGACTTTACTAATGAAGATATTGAAAATATTTTAAAATAATAGTTGACAACTACTATATCCTATGATATAGTAGGTACATAAGATAACTAAGGAGGAAACAACAATGTTTACTAAAGAAGATAAAAATAAAAAATGGTATAAAAACACATACAAAGATTATATACAAGCGTGGTTCTGCTTACTATTCATTATGTTTCTTGGTGCATGTTTTATTTTTAAATTCATTGATACCACAGACACATGGGGTGCAGAAGAGGTTGACCATAACGGTCAAGTAGTAACTATCAGTAAAGACTTTTAGGGAGGAAACAACATGTATATTGTAAATGTTATTGATTTTGAAACTAAAACACTAGCTTACCAATCAGAATCATTCACTACAAAAGAGTTAGCAGAAGATTACATGGCGGAAGTGATGGAGAACACACATGGTCTTGATGTACTTATTATTGAAGTAAATAGTTATAATTTAGAAACAGCTAAAATTGTAGCATGTTCATAGGAGGAAACGAAATGGAACTATTAAGACTTAAAAAGAACGGTAAAGCCCCTTTAGTTGCTGGTTCATTTAATGGTGAAGATAAAGCAGAAGTTAAGAAGTGGGTTGCAGAAGGAGGTAACTATGGTATTTTAACTGGTAAGTTATCAGGTATTGCAGTAATTGATATTGACACACACAACGGTGTAAGTGGTGCAGATAACCTCAAAGAGTTTTGCGAAAAATATGATATTGAGCTACCAGACACTAAAACAGTTATGACACCAAGCGGTGGGCTTCATCTGTATTACAACCTACCTGAAAAATATAATGAAACACAATTCATTCAGAACCATAAAGAACTTGAAGGTGTTGACTTTCAAACACATGGACGGTACGTTGTTGGGTGGGGTTCTAAGTTAATGCAATACGAACATGTGAAAAACTCATTAACACCAGCACCAAGCAATGCAATCAATGTGAAGGTAAAAGAGGTAGAAGAACCGCAGAGCGGTACTCGTATGCAAGTTAGTAGTTATGATGTACCAACTGGAAAAACGGTAAAATATGAAGTAATTGACAACTCACCAATTGCAGACCTACCAGAGAAGTGGTTTGATATTTTCACAGATAAAACCATTCTAAAGAAAAACAAAAAACGTGAACGAAAATGGACTGCAAACCTGTTAGGTGATATTATCGCTGGAAGTGATGAAGGAGGACGAAACAACTGGATAACGCAAATGATTGGCAAATTGTTCGCTACTGGATTAGAACATGAAGAAGTATGGGTATGGGCACAATATACTAACCAAATTGGATGTAATCCACCACTTGACAGTACAGAACTGAAACGCACCTATGATTCAGTTAAAAAACGAGAAGAACGGAGAATGAGCAATGAATAATTTACACATGTTTAGAAAATTGTTCCCAAACGGTTGGCTTATTGATGTAAAGCACAATCCAAATGGGTTTGGTGATATGTATAGTACAAATTATAACTATTCAGTAATGATGCAACATGTACCAAGTGGATTTGTTAGATTTGAAAATATTGAAACGGCGCAAGAAGTTTTTCAACTTATCGCAAAATATGCAAAATAAAAAAAAGCCAACTCATACGAGTTAGCCTAAGATAGTCTAGGGTAGGAGGAAGTACCCTTGCTATAAATATATTATATCATAAAATAAAAGTTTTGTGTTGACAAATAAACGTCAATATGATACAATTATAATTATAAAACATTAGGAGGAATTAATTATGAAATTACAAGATGGAATGGTAGTAAAACGCAAAGACAACGGTTTAAAAGGTGTAGCACATAAACTTCAAGGTGGTATGTGGAAAGTCAAATATCATGACGGAACACACACATATACTACAGAGAGTGCTTTTAAAAACCATTTTGTTATTCCTGAATTAGAAGTTAATTTTGAAGATTCAAAATGTGATGGTGTTGAACCTGAAAAAGAAAAAAGTATGACATATGATGAGTACTTATACATGTCAGGTGGTGTTGAACCTGATGTAGAAGTTTATTTTGAATCAGATTTGATTGACAATCAAATTCATTACACAGTTAACGGTATTCAACCAATTCAAATAATGAAAGCTAACATGACAAAAGAAGAATTCCGTGGTTTCCTAGAAGGAAATATTCTAAAATACCCACTACGTTATAAACACAAAAATGGGCTAGAGGACCTTAAAAAAGCAAAAACTTACCTAACTTGGCTGATTGAAGATATTGAAGAAAGAGGGTTGTAATATGGCTATGGAAAATGATTTAGTAAGAGTATTCAAAAGAGATATAGGTGATTATAAAAAGATTATGTTGTATTGTAATTCTTCATTAAGTGAACAAGAATATCTGGAAGTAACACAGTACCCAGATGGTGATTGTGTTGTGTATTTAAATAGCGAATACAATGAAGAAATCACATTAAGTAAAAAGCAACTAGAAAAGTTATTGGAGGAACTTAAATGATTGAAAAATTTGAACCATTGTTTGAACCGTACGACCGTTACGCAGTTTCAAACATGGGATATGTAATAGACCGTGACACAGGTTTAACAGTCTGGAACCCATATGATGATAACGGAAAACCATATGTAGTATTGGAAGGCTCACACAATAAGACACGTAAGTTTTTTATTGCTAACTTAGTAGCTGAATCATTTGTACTAAATAAAGATAATCTAGGTTACCTATATTATAAAGATGGTGATGTTAACAATACACACTGCAATAACCTTGGGTGGGCTATTAACCCACAAGAAGGTAAACAACGTGTAGCGCGTCCACTGCGCAAAAAAGTAGAGGATAAACGTCATAAATTAATTATTGAAATTAATAAAGCAATTGACAAGGATAAGTGGGACACCGCTAAACGACTTGGCAAAGAGTTATGGGAATTAGAAGGCAACCCATGGTCTGAACGCAATACACCATCACAGTATTAGGAGGAAGCAAATGTCATTCAAATGGAACGTACACTACACAGGTAGTAAAGGAAATTCAGTATCAATATATACTAATCAATTTAATATATTAGTTGATGCAGGTAAGCCTTACAAATTTATAGAGCCATTACTATATGAAAAACATTTTTTAATATTTACGCACAGACATGGTGACCATTTCAAGCCAGCTGTTTATAAGAAGATTCGTGAAAACTTTCCAAACATTAAAATTTTAGCTAATGAAGAAGTAAGTAATCTAATGTTTGAAAAAACAAAAATTCCAGCTGATGTTGTTTTTAGTGATAACTTTCAGTTTCAAATTGGTACAATGAAATTCACAACTATCCAGAACTATCATGGTGCTGGTGAAGAATTAGTTGACTGTCATGGATTAGTTATTGAAGATATTGAATCTGGTGAAGTATTATTATATGCAACTGATTTAAGCACTACAATAGATTATCAGGAATATTTAGATAAAAACTATTTACAAGTAGACTACTTTCTGTTAGAATCTAACTATGACCCACAAGTAATTGAATTTTATGAATCAACAAAAGCACACACTGGTTTTGATATTTTTAGTAACGGTTCATATCGTCACTTATCTTCAACTGAACATAAAGAATTTACAGAAAAGTATTGCAAACCAGATTCAATTGTGGTACCATTACACCAAAGCGAAACATATTCAACTTTTGAAGGACTAATCAAACGTACTAAAAAAGATGAAAACAGATTGACAATGGAGGAAGTGGAAGAATGGAAAAAAAGCAAGAACAAATGAGTTATAAAATGTTACTAATGTTAGACTATGGTTATACTGTAAATGACCTACTAAACACATTAGAAGAACGAACAGACCTAATTAAAATGGGGTTCACATTTAACGAGATTTTCAAAGCTAAGTGGTTACGATTAAAGGCGGAGGACGAACGCAATGGAATTTGAAATCGCAATTAAAACCAATGGTGTTCAGTCAATCGAATTTGCAGACTATGAAAAAATACTAGATGACGCGCAGAGGTTGGCTGATAAAATGAAAGAGCAAGAAGTTACAGAAGAAACAATCAAAGAGAATAAAAAACTAGTAGCTACAATCAATAAACGAATTAGAGAACTAGACACACAACGCAAACTGGTAAAAAGTGAAATCATGACACCTTATGAGGAACTAAACGAAAAAATACAGACATTAAAAGATGTATTGAAGGAAGGTATAGAACATGTTAATGTACAAATTAAAACGTTCAACGAGCAAGAACAAAAAGAACGTACATTACAAATTGAAGAACTTTTCAATAAGTACCAAGCTTCATATAATGCGCCACAATGGCTATCTTTTGATAAGTTCATTGCAAAAAACAGAAGTTTAGTAACTAATAAAGCAACCTCACAAAAAACAATCACACAAGCAATTGTGATGTATTTTGAACTGTTTAAACAAGACTATTCAGACTTGAAAGAACAGGTAACAGACAAAGATGACCGCATGGCAATACTTATTGCATATTCAAGAAATGGTTTCAATATGAATGAAGCTATTGAAGAATTTAAAGAAATGAAGTCAGAACGTGAACGACTTGAAAAGGAACAACAACGAGTAAGAGAAACAAAAGTACCTGATATTGTAATTTTAACAGGAAATGAAGATAAAGTTGTTGACAAACCAGTTGAAGTGAGTTATACTTGTATTAAGGTTAAGACATCAGATTTAGCCAAACTTAAAAAAATTAGGTATTGAATGGGAGGAAATGTAAATGATTATTAAAGAAGATTTATTGCGTTGCACGTATTTTTCAAAGGATTTAAAAGAAGGGAGTATCACATTTAAAAAAACTGGTAGAGCGCAGAAATAAACACAATGCCCCAGAATTTGAATTTGATGGTGTTACGTTTTATGTTGAAAGTATGGAAGTAGAATATGAAACAAATGAGTTCCACGATATGATGGCTATTATTGTAAAAGAAGCAAAAGGCGGACAGTCAATTGAGAGATTTAATCTTGAAGTGGATTATAACGCAAACACAATGACATTGGAGGAAATGTAAATGACTGAATTACCATTATGGAAGTTACACACATTAGAAGGTAAAAAAGAAGTACTCTTTATTAATGGAATTGCAACATATGGTGAAAGTTATATTATGATTGATAATGTACGTTTTGGATTGATTGAGTTTACAGTGGTTAATAATTATGATGACTATACTCTTAAAGGTGTTGTATATGAAGAAGGTACTATTGACCCAATCAATATTTTTATTAATTTCAATAAACTTTATATTATTTTAGGAAAATAAGGTACACAAGTTAGGGAAAGTATGTTACACTATTTAAGTAGTAAAAAATAAAAACAAATTATTGGAGGAACTTTAATATGTCAGAATTACAAAAATTAGTTATCGTGAGTGTAGAGGATTCAGAAATTTCAACTAAGTTACAAGTTGCAAAAGAGGATTATTCAGCAATGTTTGATGCAGTAGCGTACAAACAACAATTCAATAAAGAAGCTGGCGAATGGGAAGATTCAGAAGAAGCAATGAAAAAATATAATGAAGCACTAGAAGTTGCTGGTGGTTCATTTGAAGAAGATAATACTATTGAGTTATACGTTGATGAACAAACAGGTAAAGCGTACTTCACAGAAGGCTCCGGTTTTATCAAAATTGAGAAACCACTGGTTAGCTTAAAACGTATTAAGAAAGCACCTATTGTTGCAATTCAAGATTCACCTAAAGGACGTTCAGTAGTTATTGAACATAAAGGTAAGCACTACGCATTCAACTTCAACACAGGGGTATGGGTTGCTAAAAAAGAAATGTTCATTCCTAACATGGCTAAACTTGGAAAAGCAAAAGCGCGATTCAACGAACTATTTGAAGATGTAGGTGTGGAATGGGAAACAGCAGAAAAAGCGGTTGGAATGGTTGTTGATGTTACAGTTAATAAAAATCAATTAGATCCAACAAGCAACGTTGGTTGGTTAGAAGCATTACCTCTTGACCCAGAGGACCAACCAGAACAAAAACCAGTTGAATAAGTTTATCACTCAATTGACATTACAGCTGATGATTTACCATTCTAAAAATAAACAAACAAAACCCTTGACTTATGTTAGGGGTTTTGTTATTATATACATATAGGAGGTAATTATGTAGAACTTAAAAACGATAACCACAACGGTATTGGTAACAAAGGTGATAAAGTTTATATATTAGCTAAACTGTTTAAGCCAGTAGATGGTGTAGAACTTATCTGTAGATTTGCAAATGGTGCTACAGAAGGTTTCTTACAACGTGAGTTGAAATTAGCAACAAAAACACTTGACAGAATCACATTAATAAAGTAAGATAGTAGTATAAACAAATTGGAGGAATTAAATATATGAAGAACATTGCAGAATTTAAAAAGGCACCAGAACTAGCTAAAAAACTATTGGAAGTATTCAGCAACCTAAAAGGTAATTCACGAAGTCTTGACCCAATGCGAGCTGGTCAACATGATGTGGTTGTCATTGAATCTAACAAAAAGTTATCAGCAAAAGGAAAAGAAATGAAAGTAGTTAAAATGCGCTCACTAGAAGATGGTAGGGACGTTACAAGCTACATCATGAAGTTTCGCAAATATGACTGGGATAAATGGAAAAATGTTGAAGTTGGTGACCGTTTACTAATTGACTTAAAATTTAGCAATGGTTTTGCCACAGTCAAACCTATTAGAAGTATTTCAAAAGGTAATGAAACACCGTTTAAACCAAGTGAACCATTAACAAAACAAACCATTTTATTATTTGATATTGAGATTTTTAAACATGATAGCTTATTTGTATTCCGTGATTACTTTACAAAAGAATGGTTCATTATTAATAATGACCTTGAAGAATTACGCAAGTTTTACCTTGAATACCGTGATTCAATGTTCATTGGGTATAATAATGCGTCATATGATAATAATGTAATGCGTGGATATTTACAAGGAAAAAACGCTTATCAAATGTCTAAAACAATCATTGAATCAGATAATAGAGGTCTAGTTTACAAGATGTTTGATAGTCATAAAACCCCATTGTTTGGAATGGACCTCTATCAAGATAACAAAGGTTTTAGCTTAAAAGAGCATTCTGCGTTCTTAGGTATCAACATTAAAGAAACAGAAGTAGATTTTGACATGGATAGACCGTTGACAGATGAAGAAAAGGAGAAAAACGTTGCATACTGTATGAATGATGTGTTAGCAACTGAAAAACGTTTTGAACAAAACATTAGTATGTTGTTAGCTAAAGCAACTATTGCTTTAATGTTTGACATGGATAAGACAGACCTATTACAAACCAATGCTAACTTGACAGCTAAATTACTTGGTGCAACTAAACAAGAAGTTAGACCAGACTTGACAGACCCATTAGAGTTAGATAAACGATTAAACATTAATACAAAAGAGATTGCAGAAGCTTACTTGAATCATGAGTTTGAACTAAATGAAAAGGGTAAACTAAATGTGTCACTAAACTACACTACAGAAGATGGCTATGAAATGGTATTTGGTAGTGGTGGTGTGCATGGTGCAGTACCTAGCTATATTCATATTGGATTGTTCCCAATGCGTGACTGGGGTTCACTATATCCAAATACAATGGTTCAGTTCAATCTACTATCAAGAAATATTCCAAAAGATAAACTTCACCGCTATAGTGACTTACTTAAACAACGCATGGATGCTAAGTATTCAGGTGAAGAAACAGCTGATATTAAGGGTGTAGAAGTACCAACTTGGGTAATGATTAACGGTATCAAGTTACCACTTAACACTAAGTTTGGTGCATCTGGTGCTGAATTTAATGGACTATATGACCCAAGAAACCAGTTCTTAGTTTGTGCTACAGGTCAATTGATTATGACGAACATGTATGAATTGATTAAAGGTAAAGCACAATTTATTCAATCAAATACAGATGCACATGCGTATATTCCAAACAGTGAAGCAGATGACAAAGCAATTGATGAAGCATTAGATGAATTTGCTAACAAGATTGGACTTACACTAGATAAGGACATGTTTCGTGAAATTTGGCAAAAAGATGTAAACAACTACATTGCGGTACAACCAAATGGAAAAGTAAAAGTAAAAGGCGCTATTGGCTTAACAGGTGGTATGAAAGTGTCAAAACCTATTGTATCTAATGCGTTCATTAATTATCTGGTAGCTGGTAAAGATTATAAAGAGTTTATCAATGAATGTAATGAACTAAGACAGTTTCAAATTATTACTAAAACAGGCTGGACCTTTGATAGAACGGTTGCGCGTGATAGTGAAGGTAATGAGTTCAACGCACAAAAGGTTAACCGTGTGTTCGCAGTAAAAGATAAAACAAATGCAGTGGAATTGTTTAAGGTCAAAGAAGGTCAATTATTAGATATTGAAGCTGATGAATTTAAAGATAACATTTCATATACAAAAGGATTGGCAAACGCACCAGAGTACTACACAATCAGTAACGAAGCAATTGGTGAAGGTATTACAATTGATGAAGTTGACAAACAATACTATATTGACCAAGTAGAAGATACGCTTGAATTATGGTTTGGTGAATCTTGGAAAGAACGTATTGAACAAGCCCATCATGAACGAGAATTACAAGGATTCAAACCAGTTGAAGTAAAAAATTATATTGATTAAACATGGAAAAATGGAAAGACATTGTAGAATATGAGGGTCTATATCAAGTAAGTAACTTAGGTAATGTTTACTCATTTAAAACTAATAAATACTTAAAACCTAGTGGTGATAAATATTTACATGTAATATTATCTAAGAATAATAGAACTAAGACGGTTAGGATACACCGTTTAGTAGCAGAAGCATTCATACCAAACCAAGATAATAAACCGCAAGTAAACCATATTGATGGTGATAGATATAACAATAATGTTAAAAATTTAGAATGGCTTACATGTAAAGAAAATATAGTACATGCTTATGACTATCTTGGTAAAGTTGCTAGTACCACAAATGCACATAATAGTAATAAAGTAAGATGTGAAGTTATTGAAAAATCAAATGGTAATAGTATTATATTTGATAGTATAAAGGAGGCTGAAAACTACTACGGTGTGCATACCAACACATTTAGTAGGGCTATAACTAAACAAAATGGTAAAATGAGAAAATACAATATAAGAAAGTTGGATTAAAATGTTAACAGTATATACTAAAAACAATTGTTTCCCCTGTACAATGACCAAACGCAAACTACAAGAGTTAGGTGTTAACTATAAAGAAATTAATGTAGATGAAGATTTAGCAGCACTAGAGTATTTAATGGAATGTGGATTGCGTTCCTTACCAGTGGTTTTCAAAGATGATGAAGCTATTATAACTGGTGGATTTGCACCAAATATCTTAGAAACCTGTGTGTCAGAGGAAGATTCTAAGCGCATTTCAGATTCAAAGTAAGGTGATTATCCATTTAAAAGCAAATAAAAACACCCTATATTGGGTGTTTTTTCTTTTTATTGATACATTAAGGCTTGTTTACTATCTGTGAACAACCAAATGAACTCCTCAGGTAATTGTACATGAGATAATGTATAACCGTTGTAAGGTGTTTGTTCTTGTACTACACCTGTGCTGTTTTCTTGGAAGTTGAAATAATCGCCAACCTGTAATACTTGGTCTTTAGTAGGTTGTCCTGTTGCTGGATTAACCTTGTCAACAACTTCCACTGGAATACCATTATCAGTCCAATTAAAGTCAATTTTACCTAAATGTTCATTATAGATTTGCCACATTCCGTTTACATACTCTAATCCGTCTACGCGGTAATTGAAACGTTTTTTATTACTTGGTTTACTAGGTTGTGTTGGCTTAGGTTTATTAGGTTTAGGGGTAGGCGTTACTGTGTTACCACCAACTCCGTTAGCTAAATCATGTGCCAATTGCGCTTTACTGATACCCATTTTAGCTAAGTAACCATACGGGTCTGTGTGGTCACCCCATACAAAGTCTGTAACCCATTGATGACTTACTACACCTTTTTCCCAAAGTGAACCACCTTGGTCAAGTGTCATTGGAATACCAAACTTTTTACCCATGTCGCGTGTATAGTCAATATACGCTTTGTAGTTGGCTTTGAAAAGTGCTGGGTCATTTGTATGTTGTAACTCAATTTGAACAGGAGCATAAGGGTTAGCATTACCAGCACCCCATGATACGTTACCCTCTGGTGCTACCTTATAAACAATACCACCATCTCCAACAATAGCTGTAGTGTGAGCATTGAACCAGTTGTTCTTCATATACGTAGCTTCATTGCGACCTGTTGCGCGTGGATTAGCTGTTTCATGTAAGATGATTTTATTAGGATATGCTAGTTGCTGACTACCTTCCCACGGTTGTAGGTTAAATTCATTGTTAACTTCATAGGCTTGTACGTTAGTTGCGCCAACAAGTAAACCAAACATGGTTACTGCTGACAATAAAATACCTTTTAATTTCATTGATTTTCCTCCTTATTGTCCTTAATTCCTTTAGTTGTTGGGTCTACTGCAATTCCTAAAATACTTAACACAACGAATAGTGCATTGATAACACCAATAAGTTGTTCACTCAAACCAGTTAGTTTACTCATGTCTAATCCAAAGATGTTACCAACCATTTGAGCAAGCACCGCTAATGCTGGTACTAATGTAACCCAAAACGCTTTACTTCTAATACGTGTTTTCCAATCCATTTTTAACACTCTCCTTATAATATAGTTATAATAGCACCAATAACAGCAACAATGATTGCCCCTGATACTGTGCGTGTTAGCCAAGTTAAACGGTCATTTATACTAGCAATGTCTTTCTCATTTTGAATTGAACGGTGATGGGTTTCACTCAATAAATTATTGTTTGCCTTTAATTCATTTTTCAAATCTGGAATACCTTCTAAATTTGATTCAATTCTAGCTAGTTGCACTTTTATTTCCATAAAGTCCTTATCTTCCATGCCTACATCTCCCTATCTTATTATAATCACCGCCTTTCAGCTACTATTATAGTATAGCATTTAAATAAGGGAAATAGTGTGCTTCACAGGACGATTCTAAGCGTTTTTCAGATTGAAAGTAAGGTGTTTGTACATTAAAATGCAAATAAAAACACCCCTGAAAAGAGGTGTTTTTAACTATAGTAAATCAGAAAGTAATGCTTCTAATTTTGCTAGTCTTTCAGCCATTTCTTCCTTAGTTGGTTCTGGTGGTTTATTAGCTTCTTCATCTAAAAACTTTTGGAAATCATTATCTGTATTTCTGGTCAATTCTTTACCATCATAATAGTAATTATGAAAGTCAATCAATCCACCTTGCATTGATTTTGCGGTTGTAATATCAATGTCAACCGCAACTTGCCCTTCATTTGGTTCTGTTGAATATCCAGTTAGGAAACCAACATTGTCATTAATCCATATTTTCAATTCTATCACCCTTTCTATACTGAATATACACCTGTTAACACCCATTTTGCACCATTGTTTTGTCCGTTATTTGCATTACCTCTGATAGTGGTTGTTGATACGTATACGTATTTAAATACAGTATCTGTTGCACCTTGACCAGTCGCCGCCCCTTGCAATCTCATAACAATACCTTTACCATTATTAAAGATTGCATGAGCTTTAGGTACTAAATAATATGTGTAGTCCCATGTATATGGTACACCTGCAGTTGTGTCATAAGGTTGCCACATTAATAACCATCCAACTGCTACTTCGTTCATACTCAATGTTGGTGTTATCACGTCAGTATTAGTTACCCATGAGTTGCCACCGTACAACTTGCGTCCAGTATTTGAGAACTGCATTACTAATTCAGCAGTTAAGAAACCACTATGACCTGACGAATCCTGTAATGATAAGCCAGCTGGTGTAAGACTTGCATATTGGTTTACTGAACTGTCAGTATTTAGCACACGTGTGTCAAAACCTTGTGAATATAACCTAGTTTCACCTGTTTTATTATTTGTTGTATTACTATATTCAATCTGTATTTCACCGCCACCAATTGTTGATACCCCTTCTAATTGTTCACCAGCAACTGTAGCTTTAAATATATTCAAAAATTCAGAACCATTGATAGTTGAGCCATTCATTGTAACTGCGTTTAATGTTTCAATGTTCAGCACAGATTGGTCAATTGTTTGTTCAACCCAGTCTGTTTTTAAATCATCCCAAACCTTATAAGAGGCTATCTTAGGGTTCTCTTTTACAGCTCTTGTTTCAATATCACCTAATCTTGCGACACTTGGTTGCGGTACTGTTCCATCAACAACCCACCACATATCACCTTGTTTTGGGTTTACTGGGGGTTCTTCTTGTACAAATACACGTGGTATACTTCTAACTTTATTATTGATTTGGTCTGCTAACTTTCTTAAATCATCATTAATACCTGATTCTAAAACAACGAAATCACTTAGTTGTGCTTCAACACTGTGTGTTGTATAATCATACTTCAATTCTTGAACACGTGATTTTAGATATAACTTTTCGTTTTCATCTACTAACTTAATATAGTCACCAACTTGTAAATTGTAAGGTATATTGGCAATGTCAACTTCATATGCAACCAGTGGTTTTCCATAATCTTTTAGATGTTTAACTGCATAGTCACGCAACTTGTTTTGTGCTGTTGTTTCAAACTCTAATTGTTGTTGAAAATAGTTTGATTCGTTGTGCGTTCTTGACCAGTGCTTAACATTCTCTTTGTCGTAAATATAGCCAGTTGCCTTATCTAAGTAAAAACGACCATTAGGGTCTACCCAGTTATAACCAACTAAGTCAACAGGTTCTTCTTTACCTTCTGGAATACCACCAATTGGTTTTATTGCATTAACCAGTTGGTAAATATCTTCTTTAGTGGTTATTGAGTTAATATCTTTATTAACATAAAGTGTGTGTACTTCATCTGTACCACGCTTCTTCTTAATATCAATATATCTACCTGTTAATTCATTACCTTTAAATGTGAACCTAAAATCAAGTTCTGCATTATCAAATTGGGTTGCTACTGATTGGATACGTTCCAATGCCGTTGCTCCTGAATCCCATTCCAACGCTCTAGTTAGTCCAGATATTTCATTTATACCTACTTTGAAACCACTACTTGATGTAAATATTTCAATATAGTATTTGATAGGAAATGCTTTTGTTTCCTTGTGCTTACCAACATGTTGGTTTAAAAGGTCCAGTGAAGCATCTTCCAATTCCATACTACGTGTTTGTGTCAATGGATTGTGTGTTGATTCTAAAATTGTCATCCATTCGTGTTTACCATTTAAGTCTTTATACAAAACATAGTTACCAACCTTAAACACATCTTTAGCAAGTGCGCTTGTTTCTGGTGTAAATGATACATCTAGGCTCATGCGTCTACTTGCGGTTGCTAAACTTATTGTATCCTCTGTTGATGTTACTTTGAATTGAGTACCACCACTAGTTGATACAATATCTAGTAACTTAAATGTCCTATCTGTAATATAAAAGTCCATAGTATTACCTCCTAAATATTTATATACTCATTATAACACAAAAACAAAGGGGTGTAAACCCCTTTGTATGTTATAGGTATGTTTGTTCTAATATGCAATTCACTTCTGGTTGTAGCGCCCATGATGAATAGAAAGATAGTATTTCATTTTCTCCTACATCAAGTCTAAATGCTTCCCACTGATTACCAACAACATTCAGTTCATTGTTGATAGCACCATTGATGTATACATTACGTGAGTACGTGTCTAATTCTACTAAGTCACCATCTTTGTAATAGTTACGTACATCTTTTATGTGCTTAACGTTTAACCATCTTAGTTTAGCATCTGTTACCATTACTTGGTTTGCTCTAAAATTACTATACTGTTTAAACCAGAAACCGAACTTGTCTAAATTAGACTTGTCAGAAACATTGTATGTGAAAATGTAGTTGTCACCTACCACAACGTTATCATATTTATTTATTCCTTTGATACTTGCTAAGCGCCATTTTATATATGTTTCAGTACGTTCAATGTTTATTTCTAGCTTAGTATTACCAAATTTCTTCTTGTCTAATGTGTACTCATGCACCTTTTCACCCATATACCAACATTCCATAATGGTATGGTTGGTACTGTATAATGAATCTCTAAATAATGTATTGATTACTGGGTTTCCAGCTGTGTCACCAATCATAAATTCTAAATGTGCCATTGGCGGGTTGTCTTTATAGTTTGTAAAAATGAAACGTATATTAGCAACAAAAGCTGATGTTCTATCATTTGTAGATGGTGCAGTTATTGGTACAACTGCCGTTGGTCCATGCCAAACATCTGTTTTTTCACCAGTAAAATCTGGTACTACTGAATCAACATCTTTTGTCATGTTTAATGTACCATCAACTAAGTTTGGTGTATCTGGGTTGTTTAGATAATTAGGATATATACTAATGAAACCACTGTTCTGTACCATATTGTCAGGTAGGTTTGGACCCCAGAAATCTAACCATTGCACTGTTTCTGTTCTTGTCTGTTCTGTGTAGTCAACCTCTTCTGGATTTCCAAATTGTAAAATATCACCGTTTTTGTTCAATAATCCAACCATACCATTGTCACCATTCATTTTAAATGAAAAGCGCGGATAGACTTTATAGGTTCCATTGTTTACAACTTTCAATTCTTTTACTAATTCAATCAGTGATTTTTGATAAGTCAGTGGTTTGTCAACACCAATGGAAAACATAGGTTCTGATATGTCACCACTCACATGGTCACCATATAACCCAAAGTTCATAGATAAGCCAGTTGTTTCTGCACTTTTAATTGTAATTGTTTCTTCGTATAGTGTCCAATCTTTTACTTCATTAGGTATTGTAATGACATGAGTATATGTTTTTCTAATTGGATTGTCTGCCCACTCAATTAAAATTAGCTCTGCTGTTTTATCTGGTATTATTTCATTGTCTAATACATTAATACGCACATTCGCTCTAAATGTAACTTTATTACCTACTTCTAAAGCTAGGTTCATACGTCTATTGTATGCGTCATAGAAAAACCATGATTGATGTGGTGTACTATTGTCTGTATAGTATGCTGGTATACCAGCGGTAAAGTCACAACTTAATACATTACTTTCACCTACTTTTTCAATAGCTAACTGCGCCCACGGTTTATAGTATTGGTCTTTTCGTTCAAAATTTGAATCTAATACCATATTACTGTTTTTAGTTGTTACATTATTGAAATTTGAAGCTTCTACTTGGTGTGCTAAGGCATCAGGTACATCAAACGTTAATGTAAACGGTGTGTACTTTGTGTCTGTAGCGTCATACTCTTCTGTACCTGTAAATATTGCGTTAAAATATCTATCTGGCATTTGGTCCAATATAAGTCGTTTTGGTTCGTCTGAATTGATAATTTTAACTAATTCATCTTTAGTTTCTGATACAGTCATGCCACTGTTGTCTGATATGATGAAACCATCAATAGATATAGCGTACTCACCTAATCTAGTGTTTCTGAAATGTTTACCATCTGTATTACCCACTGTGTAAAAGTCGTTATCCTTTGATAGAAATGGTACATTCACTTTTGCTATCTGAAATAGGTGACTTGTTTCTTTACCGTCAAATGTAAAGCTTCTTAAAAAGTCATAATTTTGTGCCATTTTCATTCTCCTTTATAATTTACTATACTATCATTATAACACAAAAGACAACCCTTGTAAAGGGGTTGTCTTGATGTTTTTAAATATAACCTAGATTACGTCTAGTGTTTCGTTCTTGTGTTCTGTTGAGGTTATTAAGCTCTTTGCTCATCTTCTTACCATCTAATATAACATCTGTGTTTTTAGCTAAGATAGCTTGTAACAATTCGTTCTGTTGTTGCATTAAGCTAACCAATAATACCATGTCTTGTGATTCACCACTGCCACCTACATGGTTACGTTCGTCTTTGACACCTAACATCTGTTTAGCTTGATTGAGTAATGCCATTGCTCGTCCTCGTTTAGATGGTTCAGTTGGAATGATAACTTCTGGATAGCCGTTTTCAGCTAGTGTTGCAATTTGTGGTGTTCTTGCAATACCACCATTGAAGTATCCTCTGATACGGTGACCACGTGGACCCCAACCAGACTTACCATACTGTAAGTCATTTTCCCAGTTACTATTGTTGAAGAATGCTAACAATTGGTGATAACCATTGTTAATGTTACCATGACCAGCGACCTTGTACGCATCAAACGTCTGTGGAATATATTGCAATAGCCCTCGTGCTGGGTTGCCACTTAATGTGTTAATGTCAACCACGTCTGGACTTTGAACAATCTTTTCATTACCACCTGATTCACGCATAATTTGAGCAACTAACCCAGCTACTTGTTCACTACTGATTGATTGACCCATGTATTTCGCCGCCTTGCGGATAACAGGCGCCCAGTCACCACCAGCCCCAGCTGATTCTTCTTCCTCTTTTTTCTTGAATAATGCTTTTACTTTTTCAGCAAAGGCATTTGTCGCTTTACTACCTAAACCTTTTGCCATGTCAAGTGGGATGTGTGATAGTCCACCCAAGTCCATTGCACCCATAATTGCATTGCGTGCTAGGTCTAATGGTTTACCTACCCAATCCATTACATCACTGATTGTTTCTTTTACCTTGTTGATTCCGTTACCTACAAATGACTTGGTGTTAGACCACATGTCTTTTACGCCATCCATGAAACCAGTTCCTTTTTTGTAGAATGGAACTCGCCCACGTTTACCTAAGAAAGCTGATGTTTCATGTTCGTTCAATACATGTGTACCTTTAGGTGCGTTCATCATAACGTTACGCCCTTTAGGTATCATTGCATTACCATCTGGTGTGATGACTATTTCAGCCCCACCACCGTCATTGACTACCATTGGTCCACCTACGTGACCACCACCGTCAGTACCGTTTGCATATTGTGGTACGTCCCATTTACCAATTTGAGGTGCGCCAAACTTTTCTAACACCCAGTTAGCACCGCCAATGATACCATTTACTGGACCGCCAATGGCTCTTAATGCGCCGTTGAAAATTCCTTTGAATGCGTCACTCACATGTCCTGCACCTCTTCTAATTGCGTCACCTAATTTAGAAGGTAGGTCACTAAACCAACGAACAATAGTATCAATACCACCACTAAATGTGTTTTTGATTGTGCGCCACATTCCACTAAATACACCAGTTACTGCCCTTTTAATTGTTTCTGCAATGTTTCCGATTGTTCCTTTGAATCCGTCAAAGATACCTTTAGCACCATTAGCCCCATTTGAGAAGAAGCCTTTGACACCGTCCCACATAGCCTTAACAGTGTTCTTAACTGCATTACCTAAGTTGCCAGCAATGTTTCTAATCCAACCACTGAACTTATCAAAGATTTTGAAAGCACCATCTCCACCATTTGTAAATAGGTTCTTAACCCAGTTCCACATACTGCTGAATGTTCCGCCAACTGATTTTCCTAAGCCAGCTACACCTTTGAAGATTTTACCAATGAACATGATGTTGAACCATTCCCAAACTGCTTTAATACCACCAAAGAAAATACGTTTAATCGCATCCCACAAACCAGTGAAGTCACCTGTTAATACCATTGAAAATACATCAATAATACCTGTGATTACATCTACCATTCCATCAATGAACCCCACAACTGATTTAACAAATGATTTTACAATTTCGATTGCGATTTTGAAGATAGGTGATAATAGTTTTAGTAAGTTCATAATTGCCTGACCAATACGGTCACCGTTTTGGTCCCACCAGTTACTTATCTTGTCAAAAATACCACCAAGTGATTTGGCCAATTCTTGAATGATTGGCATGATTTGTGGTAATAATTCAGTTACAAAAAAGTTAATGATGTTTTTGAAAATCTTTTGAGCGCCACCAAGTAACTTAGTAATTGCTTTTAATGCTTTGTCAATTAATGGTAACAATGTAGGTATTACCTTTTCAACAATGAAATTAATTACGTTTGTTAGGGTGTTGAAGAAACCAGTTGGTGTACCTTCACCAGTTCCAAAATTAAAGGCATTTTTAATGTAGTCAACAAATCTACCAAATGATTCTTTAATTCCATCAATCGAATTCCAAATATCAATAACCTGTTCATTTGATAACCCTAACTTGTTAAGACTTAAAATATCACCTGTTTTAAATGATTCTTTAATTGCTTCTACCATGTTCTTAAGTCTATCAAAAGCACCTTTTAAGTTGTCTATAGCAGTCCACAAGTCTATCACTTGTTCAGGTGCTAGTCCCAACTTGTTAAGGCTTAAAATATCACCTGTTTTAAATGATTCACCTAATGCCCCTACCCATTTTCCTATTTTATCACCAAATTCAGTAGCTTGTTTCCAGGCTTCTCCAAACACTCCACCAAATATGTCAAATGTACCTTTGAATAAACCACCAACCCATGAGAGATTTTTGGCTAATTCAGGTAGGCTGTTACCTAATCCACCCAAGAAAGCTTCAAATCTTTCACCTGTGTTTGTTATCTGCTCTTGGAAAGTTGGTAGACCCATTTTTTCTAGTGATTTGTTTAGTCCTTCAATCATCTTAGCTGTACCACGCGTAACAGCTGATTTCATGTTAGCTATTGCAGTACCAAAACCTTGTGTACTATCTTTAGCTATCTTTTCTAATGACTTAAGACCGCCACCACCTTCTTTATCCATTTTAACTAAGGCATCTTGGAAGTCTTTTACAGATACGCTACCTGAAGATAACCCATCCTTTAATGCACCTGTCGTTATACCCATTTCTTTTGCTAATGCGTTAAGGGTAGGTCCTAAACCACTATTAATCATTGAGTTCCACGTTTGCGCATCTACTTTACCGTTTGAGAATGATTGTGATAACTGAACAACCGCACTGTCAACCATTTGTGCATCCCCACCAAAACCTAGGATAGCATCATTCATTGCTTTAAATACGTCAACTGAGAGTCCCATATCATCTGTTGATGCAGTTAGTAACTGAACGTTACTCACTGCACTATCTAAGGCTGTTGGTAAACCACGTGTTGCCTCTTGTAGTTTATCCATATTCTTGGTTATATCGCCAGTAGCTACACCCATGTTCTCAAATGCACGTGTACTATTGTTTAATGTATCAATCCTATTTAATGCACCATCAATTGATGATTTAACAGTGTTAAACGCCTTTGAACCAACGTTTGCAACTGCACCTAATGCTCCAGCACCTAGGAATATACCTACTCCTTTTGTTGCTGAACCAATAGCAGACCCTATCTTGCCAAATCCTGACTTGATAGAACTACCTACTCCAGAAGCTGTCTTTTTAAGTGATGAAAATACACCGTCCAACTTGCTAGCGTTTGAACTAGCCTCTTTTGATTCTGTACTTACACCCTTCATTGCTTTTTCTGTTTCTTTTAGTTCATTACCTAAAGCATCTACATTCTTTTCACTCTTGCGTGCTTCATTTGCATAGGCTTGTAGTTTTTGCTGTGCTTCTTTTACCTCTGTTGAATTAGCACCATACTTCTTGGTTAGTTGTGTAACCTCATTTGACTGTTCTTTGACAGCCTTGTTCATTATCTCTAGGTTACGTCGTTGACCCTCTTGTTTTGCCTTAACAACGTCTATCTCTGTACCGTGTTTTTTGGCAATAGCAACTTCTTTTTCTGTTGCTTTGTTATTAGCTTCAACTTGTTTACCGTATTTACTTGAGGAGACCAGTTGTTTCTCTAGTGCTGTTGTTGTTTTTGATAACTGTTGATTGTACGCATTATACTTAGCTGTTGACTGGTTAATTTTAGTATTAAGATTATCAACTTGCTTAGATTCAGCACCATATTTCTGAATAGCTTCATCTCTGCGCTTTTGTAAAATCTTAATTTTTTGTTCTTCTAATCCCATTACTGTGTTTAAGTCTTTTGTTTTTTGACTTAAACCTTGCATGCTCTTACCACCATCATCAAACGCCTTTGCATTTGCACGCATAGCACTTTCAGCTTGTCGCATTTTACTTTGTAGCTGGTCAAGTGTTTTAATGGTATTGTCTACACCCTCTACACCAATACCAAACTTCATGTTACCAATAGGTTTATCTGCCATTATTCTAATTCTCCCTTCGCTCTAGCCATATCTGCTGGTGATAATACTGAACCAAAGAATGACATAGGGTCCTCCTTCTTCTCTTTTCTAGGGGCTTTCTGATTGTTAAATAAATCCAAAAGAAAGTAGTAATCAGAATTGTTTATCTCTGATAAACTCCAATTACCACTTTCTAATAGTTGTCTATATAAGTCATCAAAGTTTTCTAACTGTTCTGTGAATGACGTATTTTCTAGTTCTTTTAACTCATCAGCCCCTAGGCTTTTTTTCCTTCGTCATTGCTTCCCATTGCATTTGAGAAAATATCTTCAATCGTAGGCATTAAGTCATCTGCTGTAATTGAATCTTGAATTGCATCAAATGTAACACGTGGGTCCATAAACATATCAGCTACTAGTTGAATCATTTCATCAATCATTTGTAGTTCTGAAAGTTCAACTTCGCCAGCTTCAACTTTTTCAACTGTTGCGTGGAATTTAATTAGTTCACGCATTGAACGAGTTGAAATAGATTTTTGTTTGACTGTAAAGCTTTTTCCTTCTTCATTTTGTAGTGTAATTTTAATCATAATTGATTCCTCCAATAAATTTATTTTTCTTACTAAAGATATTATAGCATAAACACTAGTGGTTGTGGGTGTTGGTGAAACCAGTGTAATAAAAAAGAAGAGCCGTTAAGCTCTTCTAAGTCAATTCAATTGTTGCTGATGTTTCAGCTGGTGTCACCTGTCCTACCACAGGTGGCGTACTAGGGCAATGGATTAATATTGTTTACTTTGTCAACAAACTTATCAAGTGTTAATGTTTCGCTTGAAACAGCACTCATGTATGCAAAGCCACGTGAATCTGTTACAAATGAACCTTCAATTGTTTCTGTGTTTGGTTCTGTACCACCAGATTCTGTTGTATTCAATGCGATTTCTGGGTGGCTGAAACGTCCTTTAACTAAACCAAAGTACATTTCTTTACCGTCTGCACCGTCTGCAACAAATACTGCTGAAACGTAAGGTGCTTCTGTATCTTCACCAACGATTGCAATACCATCTTCACCACGTTCAATACCTAAAATTTTCTCATAAACGTTGTCTTTATACAAGTCAAATACGTTTAATGAAGCTGTTAACTCTCCAACCCCTTTAGCTGATACCCAAATTGGAACGTTTGACGCATAAACGGTTGTTTGTTCTGCTGAAATTCCTTGAATTGACGCTTCAATAGTACCGCCACCGCTTTTATCAATTGTGTATTTATCAACGCCAGAACCTTCTGCTTTAGGTACGCTGATAATAGCTTTCTTAAAACCTACTACTGCCATAATTGTTTCTCTCCTTTAGTGTTTATATTTTCTTACTAGAATAATTATATCATTAATCAACGTGTTTTAGGGTGTCACTTAGACAACCCTTTGACTGATTGTATAACGTTTGATAACTCTACGTGCGCCCTCTAGGTCTGGGTCATATGATTGTTGTGATAATACACACTGTACATTGTCTGCACGCATTGTCTTGTCAATCTCAAAGTAATACTTTTCAACTTCTTTCAAGTCCTCACACCATAAATCTACCTGAATATGCGTTACAAAATAGTTAGGGTCTGCACTGGCATATTCTGTGTACCGTCCGTCAAGTTCTACCACTCTACCTACTGGTAATTTTGGTAATGTTTGAAATTCAGTGGGCACCTCATTAGTAAACCAGTTGACTTCTGGGTGTGCTTGCTCTAAAGCTTCTGCTACTTGTAATATTGGTAATCTCATTTTAGAAACGCCTCCTGCAATGGTTTTTGAATGATTGATGCAACTTCACTCTCAATGCTGTTTATTGTTTTTTGGATAAACCCTTGTGGGCGTTGTTTGATTGTTCCTAACTCAGGAAAGTGTGCCATCCACGCTACATCATCATCAAACCCAACCTCTGCTATATGGTTATTCTTATTTGCTTTACTCATTACAACATGGTCACGCATATGTTGTTTCTTATAATCCTGACCATCTTTACTATACTTTGTACCGTTAAAGCGTGGTGTGTTTTGCTTTAGTTCATTCATTGCTTTTTCACCAGCTGTATTCACTGCCTTACTAACAATTAGGTCAGCCTTTTTACCGCTTTTTTCTAAGCGCTTGTAGACTTGTGAAAAGTCAACGTAGTTTGGACTACTCATTCCTTCACCCTCTTACATACAAGCGTTGTAAAGTCACGTTGGAAGCTACCTTCTAATACTTCTATGATGTCATAGCTAACACCGTTGTATACAACACGCATACTATTGTCAATATGAATCTGTTGTTCATACCTAATAATAAAGTTTGTTGTATCTTCTAAAACAGTTCCTAATGCTTCTTTATAGTCTTTGAAATACTGCTGTTTTACTGAACACCATACAGTGGCTTTGGTTTCCCAATCAGTGACCCATTCATAATATTCATTCTTATGAGTAGTTTTATGTTGGATACTTATCTTCCTATCAAGTCGTTGTGTTGGTATCAGTGGCATCTTGTAACCCCCTTAATTGGTGAATCATGGCTACGATTGTAAAGGGTACTTGTTGTTGTAATGCGCTTGTTGCTGGTACTCTGTTTTCATACCATAATGAAACCAGCATGAACTGTAATGTCTTGAATCGTTTATCATCTGGTGCGGTCTTTAACTCAATAGCTCCTAAGATGAATAGTTCACTCGTATCAATCAGTCCTTGTAGGTAGACATCGTCAAAGTCATAGTCTAATCTTAGGTTGTTTTTTACTTCTGCTAATGTTAACATTATCATACCTCCTTAGTTAAAAAGAGGGCTTAGCCCTCTTTTATTATCCAGCTGTTGCAGTTGTAGTGAATGCTGGTACATCTACTTTACTAGATTCTGGTTTGCCATCTTCAATAGCTGTTACTTGAAAATCACCTTTACTATATGGTGTTTCTGCTGTTAAACCGGTGATTGTTACTGGTGATGGTTGTCCAGTCACAATCTTTTCACCTGTTTTCTTGTATACGTTAAATACTTTAGCCATAATTTACACTCTCCTTTTATAGTTTAAAAAGAGGTAAGGCGTTAGCCCCACCTCTTAGTGTTTACGATAATTCAATTCTTGCTGATGTTTCAGCTGGTGTCACCTGCCCTACCACAGGTGGCGTACTAGGGTGCTGGTGTTAAAGTGATGTATTTACCAGCGTTTTTGTCAACCACTTCACAGTCAAAGCGCATAGCTACTGCTAATACTTGACCGTAGTATTGATGTTCAACCCAACGTACAGTTGTGTCTACGCGGTCGAAGAACACTGCGAATGCATCAGGTTGTCCTAAGAAGGCTACTTTGTCACCGTCTTTTGTACCAATTAATTTATCAGCTAAAACAGTTACTTTACGTCCTAATAACGATTTACCTGATTGTGCTTTGATGTCATCTTCTAACAAGTAACGTCCGTTGTTGTCTTTCATTTGGTCTAAAACATTAAAGAATGATTGAGAAACGATGAATTCTAAGTTGTAAGCTGGGTCAAAACCAGTGTTAACTTGTGTTTTCAAGTCGTCAATTGATGTTGCGGCTACCGCTGTTGCTGTTTGTAATTTAGCAACAATGGCTTTGTTAGCTGTGTTTAAACCTTGACGTTGGATGTGGCGCGCAATGATTCCACTTAAATCGTCGTCAGAATCTTGTAGAGCTTCTTCTGCTACTGCAATTTGACCACGGTAAGTTTCAACTTCATATTTAACTTCTTCGAAAGCTGGTTTTTCTAAGTCAGGATTTTTTTCTAATTCTGCAACTGTTGCTAATACTGCGTCATTTGCTTTCAAGATTGGATATTTACCCATTGCATGTGTTACTTTTTGACGTGTAATCATGTTACGTAAATCTACAACTGATTCAGGTAACATTTTAGCTTTTGTGATGATTTCTTCTGGGATAACTGCTGATGCATCCGCTGATTTAACACCTTCAAATGATTCAGGTAATGCGCGTGTTTCTTTTGAGCGTAAGTATTCTAAGAATCCACGCACTTCTTTATTTTCTACTTCTTGACCTTCTAAAATAACCTTCTCCATGTTTTCTTCTCCTTTTTGCTCTAGTGAGCGTTTTTCTTTTTTAGGTTCGTCCTTAGCTTTTTCTTCTGCTTTAGGTTCTTCCTTTGGTTCGTCCTTAGCTTCTTCTGCTTTAGGTTCGTCCTTTGGTTTCTCTTTAGGTTCTTCCTTTGGTTCGTCCTTAGCTTCTTCTGTTTTAGGTCCGTCCTTTGGTTTCTCCTCGTCTTTATTATCAACCGCACGTTCTTCTTCTTCTTCTTTAGGTTTTTCCTCGTCTAAAGCTTTAATTTGTTGCATTACTTTTTCAGCTTCATCAAGTTTACCTTCTGATAATAAAGTTTGTGCTTGTTCCATAAGTTCTTGACGTGACATGTGCACACCCCTTTAATATTATTTTTCTTACTACAGATAGTATATCACGAACAAGGGAACTTGTGGGCGTTACTTGTATAACCCTAATAGGTTTAGTTCTAATTCTAGTTTGCGCTTTTGGAATTGTTTGTTTTCTTCTTCAATCTGTTCTAATGAACGCTTAGCAACACTAACATCTGTGTCTGCATATGCTGGAATTGAAACCAGTGAGATTTCAAATAGTGACTTGATTTGTTTGATTGTTCTGTGATTGATTCCATCAGCTTTGCGCCATTCATCTTTGGCAACTGTGAACCCAAATGAACACTGACTAAGGTCACCACGTTTCACTAGTTCCATTGCATCACGTCCTACTGATGTATCAGGAAGTAACGCTCTAAATTTTAATCCAATGTCGTCAACCTCTAATGTTAATGTTCCACTCTTTGTCCGTCCTAATAACTTACTTGAATCATGGTCAACGAACATACGAACGTCACTCATATCAACACCATCTAACGCTCGCTTGTCTATGAACTCAATGAAGCCACCCAAGTTCTCACTAGGTGAATCAAATTTTAAAGCGTACCCTTCAACAATATTGTCTGTTACTGTTTCAACTTGCTGTAGCTGTCTAATTTCAAGATTCTTCACTTGCTGTCACCCCTTCTTTTTCATCTACCTTCATTAATTCTTCACCCTCTTCAACATCTGCATACCCTAAGTAGTCACGAATTTCATTAGTCTTAATTGCTTTTAGCAACTCTTTATTCTGCTTACCTTCAAAAACTCGTTTACGTCTATCTTCATAAGTATCATTTAATAATGTTGTGAGGTCTAATTCTAACTCGTTACCTGTTTTAATTTCGATTTCATCACAGATAGCTCTTTCATACTGACTGATAGTTGAAGCAATATAGATGTCATTTGCCCCACTATCTGTAGAGTTTACTAATTCCATACCAAAGCGGTTCAATGGAATACCTAATACTTTTGCAATCTGTTGTGTACTGAATTTGTTACCTTGTATCAGTTTAAGAATATCAGTATTCATTTTGTATTCTTGGAACTCTGTTGATTCGTCTAGGACAATAACACCATTACTATTAGTGCTACCACCGTTTGCCTTCTCAAAGTCCTGTCTGATTTTTGCTTTTGTTTCGTTGTCAACGTAACCGCCTTTTAGTTTCAAGATACCTCCGCCAAACACACCGTTGGCAAAGAACTTGCTTAAAATCTTACTACCGTTTGACTGCATAGCCACTTCATCTTTCAATGATAGTAAAGGACTTCTACCAAGGAAACCATCTACGGTCGTAATTCTAAAATGTAAAATATCTTCTGGTTTACACTTGTACATGATACTACCATAATCCATTGTTACATCATAGGACCATTCACCTGTTGTAACATTTTGGATTACATTTACTTGTTCAGGTTTTACAAACTCCAAGCTCTCAACTACCCCTAATTTATCTCTGTGGATTAATGCATATGAGTTACCGCTTAGAATCAAGTTTGCTACTGTTGCGTACATAAACATGTAATGGCTTTGTTTATTGTTTGGCCGTTTGTTAATCATTTTTAGAAATTGTTCATCAACTTCACTATTCTTAGTTGGTTTAAATTTTGACTGTCCTAAGTCACCACTAATAATGTTGATGCCTGTGAAAATATCTGAATTACGTAGGGCTTTTTCGCTTGTGATATCTGTTGAATAAATATCACTACTTTCGATAAAGTCAATGAAATTCTGCTTTGTTGTGCTTCTAGGTGCTACAAAAACTCCCATTTAATTATTCACCTTCTCCCAATTCTTTGTATAAGATTACTGACGGAATTAATAATGCTACTGCTAAGGCTACTAAACCAGCTACTAGACTAGTTAAAAACATTGCTGCGACTAGTGATAGCATACCTAAAACGTAGAAAATTACTACTAACCATACTGGATTTTGCATATTTACCCCTCCTATATACCCCATTTTACCACAAAACATATAAAAAAAGAGCGCTAGTTAAAGCACTCTTTATACACCAAATCCAAATTTACCTTCCTCAATCAGTTCTTTAAAGCTGATATACTCATAATCAAAGTACATTGCTTCACTCATTGCATTAATTAAGGCATCTATAGGGTCAATTTTATTACGATTCATAGCCTTTTCAATAGCTATATTGTCCGCAAACTCACGCATAATAGCGTTATATACCGCCCTAGTGAGTAGTGGGTTGTCTGTTTGAATCACTTCACCCTTGATAATTGCATCACGTAGGTACTTTGTGGGTGCATTTAGGTATTGTATGCGCTGTGGTACTTCAATTAGTTTGTCTGGATAGTCTTTACTTAAGTTGATTACTGATGGTGTTGCTTGGTGTCCGTCATAGTAAATGCCTTGTAGGTCTAAATCATACTCTGTTATGAACTCTTTTATCCATTCACACATGTCATCATGGTCTATCAAACCATCTGGGCGTTGACTGATGTTTACTAGTCCTAAGTTCTCATACTGTCTATAGGGTATCTTATCTTTTATCTGTTTAGCTTCAATACCGCCCACAGAGGCTATAAACGCGTGACTGTCAAGAAGTAGTTTGCGTTCCTCTGCAATAGGTATCACCCAACTAACAGCCGTCATATCGCCTGTACGTGCCAAATCCAACCCTATATAAACTGGTCTACCTTTTATGTCATATGGTTGTGTTTGCTTAACAGCTTCCCATGATTCTTTATCAATGAAACTATCTTGTGATGATTGTACCCAAAAGTTCATTTCTTTAGTTAGCCAACCACTCATGTCACCCTTAGCCTTATACTCTGCTAGTGAGTTAACTTTGTGCTCGTACATTGTTTCGTGTAATTGTGCATTCTCAAATAGTGGGTTGCTCTTAATCCAGTTAGCTTCGTCATCAACTTCACTTAGGCTATCCATTTCCCAACACAAAGCAAGGTAGGCATCAGCTTCCACTTCCTCATTAAGTAGCTTGGTTATAAACGGATATTCTATGCTATGCATTGGTCCATTCAAGTTTTTAGTTGTTGTACTAATAATCAAAATCAAACCTTGTAATTGTTGTGATTGTGAACTTTCTAATACCTCAATCATGGCTGTGCTTTTAGCTTCTCCATACTCGTCAAGTACACCGCATAACACGTCTAGTCCGTCTAAGCTATCTGCATCACTTGATAATGGCTTAACCGTTGATTCATCTCCTAAGTGTTCAATATCCTTCTTGTTAACTTTGGTTACCTTCCTTGTTCCATCACTTACAGAACGCAACGCTTTTAACTGTGATTTTAACATGTTGAATACAATACCTGCTTGGTCTTTAGTGTTCGCCGCCGCTACAATTTGTCTTGAAGCGTTTGGGTACTGACCTAATAAGAACTCATATAATGAGATACCAGCAACCAGGATTGACTTACCGTTTTTACGTGATAGGCTGATGTATACTTTTCTGAACCTACGCATCTTATTTTTCTTTTTGCGCCAGCCATATATCATAGCAATAATAAACTTCTGGAACTTAGCTAGTTTATTTGTCTTACGTGTCTTAGGGTCTGGTAGCATTTCAATAAATGCTACTGGTTCTAGCGCTTCTTTAGGGTCATAGTAATATGGATAATCTGGGTCTAATGACCGTTCTAAGTCATTCTCATGTCGTCTAATTGCTTGCTTGATTTTATTACCTATTGGTATTTGATTCTCTCTAATATAATTGATATAGTCAGCTACAAAATCTTGATTCATAGTTATACCTCCTCATATGTATTATAGCACAAATAAAAAGACTTAGGCCATGAGTTTATCCAAAGGGGATAACAAACTTACCTAAGTCAATTGCTCACTTTGTTAAGGAGTTAAGAGCATTCCTTTTTGTGTTGATTGCTACCCATCTCATGGTAGCCCTTCTTTATACTGCACCTCTAGTGTACAGTTGTTAGGTTTCACACCTATGGTTGCGCTACTGTTAAGCATAGTAGTTGCTACTCCTAGTATTATTTTATACTTAGTTAAGCCCCTAGGCGGGAGCAAGGCACAACCCAAGCCTGCTATAATTGGCACTAGCTGATTCGCATTGTTAAGAGGCGCGCTAGTACTCGCTTGAATACATTATAACACAACTTACTAACTTTGTTGACGTAACTTAATCAACTGTCCTAGTGGGTCATTGCTTTCTTTTGTTTTTTCAGCTGGTGCCACTATTTTCAGTCTTGCGTTAATTGTCAAACCAAGGTCAGCAGTTGCAGACTTCAACTCTTTACTATATGAGTTCATGATGTCAACACGTGGATTCTTCTTACCATCTGGTGTGATTTCTCCTTCTTCCATCAATCGCTCTGTTGCTTCACTATACAGGTATGTGTAATTACAGTAACGAACCATTGTTTGTTGGTCCAATTCTGAAATAGGTAAGTCACCTATAAAATGTGAGATACGTTCCCATTCAGGAAAAGCCCCTTTCAATAATCCTTGTGGATAATAACTAAAGTCTAACTTCTCATAGTTGTAAAGTGCTTCTTCCTCTTTCTTACGTTCCTCTTGTTGCTCTGTTGTGAGGTTGCCAACTTGGGCGTTTAATAACTTTCGTGGTCTTGGCATTTAATTCACCTCCTTATATTTAAAGGTGTATCCACCACATGTTTTTTGTCTACCTTTTAAGACTTTTACAATTGAACCGTCATCAAGTTTTAACTCTCTAGCGCAACCTTTAATTGAATCATACTCAACTCCATTTGAACAGATTATAGGTTTTG